ATTCTTTGCCGTCTAGTTTGATGTCAAACGAAAGTTCTATCATTGGTTTCCTTTTATTTTGAGATGCTTCGATCTATGATCTTTGTTATTTCTTTATTAAGAAAATCAATTGCTTTGCCGAGATTGTCCCGCATAGCTGGATATATGTAGCGTCCATTCCATCGGTCGTCTGGAGTTTTTATGATTCGGCGGTATATCGGGACACCTCTAGGTCTGATAGTTCCACCGAAGTCAAGCCATCCGTAATAGGGCATTGTTTTTTTTCCTGCACGTACCACTGCATTTGGACCGGATGTTCCAGCTTTTATTGTGTTTTTGATGTGGCCGCCGAGTGCTGGGCCTGTAGGGACTCTTGCGCGGGCATCAGATGCTGCAATTTCGGCTGTGTCTTTTAGAACTTTTCTGATTTCTGGAGAAATAGTTTTGTCTGATTTCAAAAGTTGTTTGCGTATTTCGCGCAGGCCAGATACTTGCGCGAATACTTGGTTGCGGGACATTTAGCTGTTCTTTGTGACTGCTCCGGTTGCGTTCCAGTTACCTGACATTTCTGCTGCACCTGTTTTGGAGTAAGAACCTGTCCATGAGAATATCGCTGTTCCGTATGTGTATTTGGTTGCGTCTGTGATGTCTGGGTAGAAGTAGAACTTTCGTGATCCACCATCTACAGAGGCTGTGTAGAGTTGTGCTGTTGCACTGTCTAGGTAGCCTGAGTATGAACCGGATGCGTCTGCCATTCCTGCAAGGTAGGTGAGGTTGTCATCTTCGAAGCAGGTCACGTCGATTGCATCGAATGATGCGTTGTGTTCCCATTCTTTAATGAAAACTGCTGGTTGTGCGTTGCCTGCTGATGTGAGTGCGACGTAGAGTCGAGTGTTTTTGCCAGTAAATCTAGCCATGGTTTTTCCTTTGTTGTTAGAGGGTTTTTAGGTCTTGGGTGAAAGTTTGGGCGAGCTGGTCGAATGTCCGGTGGGCTACTGCCTGTTGGGCTTGTTCGGCTCGTTTTTGTCTTTCCTCTGGATGGGCTAGCCAGTAGTGGATGCCATCTTGGAGTTCTTTGGGGTTCGAGAATGTTGGGAGCATAGGGAATAGTTCGTCTGATTCGGGCCGTGATTCTCGAAGAAAAAATAGTCCGCAAGCTGCCATTTCTATTTCTCTAGGGCCACAGGAGTTTCCTTGGTAGGAATGTGTGTGCTGTTTCCGGTAGAGGTTTGCTGAGATTAACGATGATTGGTAGAGAGTTACTGCGTCTTTGTTGTCGATAGATTCGCTATATTGTTCTTCGACTAATGGGACGAGTGGAGATGTTGGTTCGATACGTGACCAGCTCCCGGCAAGCCTCGCAATGAGGTGTGTCCAATCGATTTTTTCGAGAAAGATAACTCGTTCGGGGAATCCTGTTCCTACGAAACAGAACTCGGAGATCAGGTCGAGTTTTCCTGGCCCTGGTTTATGGATTTCTGGGTCGTAGCCGTGGCCGTAGTAGAACGTGGGACATATCTCTCTAAATTCTTCAATGCCTTTAGTATCGTTGAGGACTATTGCGTCACAGTGGTGTGCTTGGAGTAGATGTCTGTCGTTCTCGTAGGGTGCTTCTGTGACCATCAGGACGACTTTGTGGCCGTTACGGCGGGCTATGTCGTAGAACGCGGGCGGTAGATAATATCCTGTGATGATCAAGATGAGGTCTGGTTGGTGTTGCCATACGCTCCCAGCGAGAACTTCTGCTGCCATGATCGCGTCGTCTTCTTGTGTGTGGTTACCATGTCCGAGAAAGTATTCGTTCGAATTTGAGAAGTAAGACATTTTTGCTCCGAGATCGAAGTCGATAATGTCGTGTCCTGCGTTGCGTAAACCTTTTATCCATCCGTTGGCTACGTCTTCTACAGCGAATTGTGGCCCGGGCCGTACTACAAGAATTTTCAATCTGATTCTGTACCCCGGTAAAGTTTTGTTAGTCCTGTCCAAGCCATGAGGTCCTGTTCCCAGGATGTTTCCCACACAGTTTTTGTGTATTTGGCAGGTATATGGGAGATGTTTCCACCGTATTGGGTGTTGCCGTATTCGATTTTGTCGATGATTTCTGCGAGACGGTTCTGTGAATCGCGGGCGTTCAACGATCCGTCTACATAGATGCGTAGTTCGATGATCCAAGCGTCGGATTCTTCGTCGTGACCAGCAAAAAACGTGGTGATTGCTGCTGGTTTTGCGAGGTTGTTCGGGTAGGGTTCATGGTCGTAGATTTTTGTGACCAGATTTTTGAGGAATGCTCGGGGTTTGCCTGATTTGTTTTCGGCAAACACTTCATATAGTTCTTGTTTTGCTTCGAGCGGGGTGATCACGCAATTGTTCCTGGCTGGATTTCTGTACCGAGGAGGTCTTTGACACGGTTAGGTAAAGCAAACGTGACTATTGCAGGGCCGCCGTCGTAATCTCCGTAGGTACTCGAACCCATTCCTTGGTTCATTTTCCATGCGTGGGCTAGGAATGATTGTGCAGCTATTTTGAACAACGGTATTACTGCTTGTGTTGTCGCGTATCGTCCTGCAACATAATCTATTTCGATGTTCTTTTTTCCGTAAGCAAAATATCCGCATGAGCCGTTATCCATACGTTCCATGACACCCTTTTGTGTGTCTAAAAGGTACTGGTTGTTGGCGTGTGAACTATTGGTTTGTGCTGTGAGTACGGTCGAGGTTGTACCGGAGTATTCTCTAACTGCTGATACTGAGTAGACAGGATATGTTTTTAGGAATATGAGGTGGTCACCGCCGTTATATTTTTCTGCTGTGACAGTACGGTTCACGATTGGGCCGCATACTTCGTCGAGTCGTTTCGATATTGCGGTTATATAGTTCGCTAGGGTCGTGTCGTTTGACGAGGACAGCGAGTCTTGCACTAAACCTTCTTTTGCTTCAGCTAATGTGAGAATGTCTGTGCTAGCCATGTGTTAGTTTCACTCTCAAGTCTCCACATTTTTTGTCTACTTCGATAGATTCGATTTGTGCGCCAGCATTTTTTACTGCTTTGCGCATTGCGGATGGGGAAATGTTTTTGTACCATTCGCCTTTGCGTACTGGACCGCCATCGACAGCAGAATGTGGAGGGCGCGGGTTGGTTGCACACGTTATGAGGGCTATCCCCCCGTGTTCCATAGTGTCTACGATGGTTTGGATTACACCGTTCAAGTCTTTTTCGTGTTCTAAAACTTCTAAACAAAGAACGATGTCTGCGTGTCCGAGGTATTCGCGGCAATCCATAACAAGATCGACGTTTGGTCCTGCTACAAGGTCGATGCCTGTATATTGGGCTTGGCCTATCAATGGACGGATTGTGCCGTTCACGTCGCATGAGCCGAACTCGACAACTGTTGTGTCTTTAGTTATGTCGATTGGCAATGTTCTCGCGACATATTCAAAGGCTTCCTGATGCACCTACTTAGAATCCTTTACAGATTCTTTTTTTGCGGGCTTGAATTTTGCTAGTTCAGCTTCGATGTCTTTGATGCGATCAGGGTTTTTTGACGTGTTGTTTACGAGACGTAGTTCTTTTTCTAGAGCGTCTTTGTATGCAGCTTGTTTATTTGCTGCTTTTGTTTCAGCTTTTTTTGCTGCTTTTGTTGGCGGGTTAATTGTCATTGTTCTCCTTGAAAAAAGATAGCGACATCCTGGAAAAGAGAAAACAGGATGTCGCTATCTGGGGTTGGAATTAGAGGATAAGTCCAGTTCCACTCATTACGGAAACTGCACCTGCACGGCGTTCTGCCGAGAATGCTGCATAGCCATATACAACGGCTTTGACTGTCAAAGAACCTGCTGTGGTTTCTTCGAACTTCAAAATGCGTGGTTGTTCTGGGGCTGCAAAGTAGAACTCGTTAGTTCGTGCAACAATGACACGATCTTCTGTTGTTGTTCCACCAAGGTTCACAGGTACGTTTGCATCAACGATGACTGGTACGCCACGGATAGTACCTACGGCACCATATCCAGGCTGACCTATTCCTGCTTCGTTTACAGCGTTGTATTGGTTCACTTGAACGAGTGGTCGTCCGTCTGAACCTACGCTTGCAAGCAACCATTCCCAACGTCGCGGAGCGACAAGGATGGATGTAGGAGGCGCTTTACACGCTGTTGTTACGTCTGCGAATGCAGCACCTAATGCTACGAGGAACTCTGCAACGGTAGGTGAAGCATCTGTGTATGTTTCTGTACCGATACCATCAGAAGCTAAAAGACCTTCGATAGTTCCCGATGTACCATCTGTGTTGATGATTGCACTGTCGAGGGCTGTATGCCATTGTGAGACAAGTTCTCGCATGATGAGGTTTTCTACACCTGTGCCAAGTTCGAGTGATTGACGTGAGATGTCTTGCTGTCCAGCGATTGTTACTGTAGGGACAGTGACGTTAGTTACAGCAATGTCTGTTTCTGATACGCCCGAGTTTTGTGTTGCTTGTGCAGCGGCACTTGCAGCGGTAGTAACAGTAGGGATAACTGTTGACATTGTGGTTGGTTCTGGCAAACGGTAGAGAGAGTTTGCGTAAGGAGCACCAGCAGCAGCATATTCAGCTACAGCATCTAGAGCATAATCTGGGACAATAAATCCACCTAATGCTGTAGTTGCAACGTCACGTGTTTCTTGCATATGTCGTGTGATACGTTCACGTGCTTCGAAGTCACCTGTGTTGAACTGTGTAGCAAAAGCATCTTTCAAGAAAGAAACGTCGCGTTGGTTATCTTCACGGTATGTTGCGCCTCGAGGTGTAGACGTAACTTTTGTGCCGTATTCTTTAGCAAGTTCAGCAGCTTTAGCGCGTCGCTCGTTTTGGTCTTTAAGATCAGCAGAACGTGCTTCGAGTTCTTCGATTTCAACGTCGATAGCTTTGATTGCTGCACCGTTGGAACGTACTTCTGATTCTTCTTCTTCGCTTGCGTCGCGCTTCTCGTCTGCAATTGCAGCAAGTTTTGCGTCAAGCTCGTCTTGTTTTGTAGATCGTTCAGCAAGTTTCGCTGCGATCTTTTCGTGGATTTCTTCCACTAGTGTTTTAGACATAATTTTTTCCTTTAAGAAAGTTTGTGTATGGGCGTGACAGGTGACAGTTCCAGGTGCCTATAAGGGCGGCGTGGTGTCGGCGTGTCTATTTTTTGAGTGATTCCGCGTATGTGCGGAGTTCGTCAAGAATTGGTGTTGCTACAACAGGACGTGTTTCTTGTTGTGCTTTAGAACGTACTTTTACGAGTGTTGCTTCTGAGGCAGGATAAGTGACGATTGATACGTCATCGAAACCGATTTCTTTTAGGTTTCGTTTCGTATAGTCTTCTGTCCATTCTTGGCGTGTAGGCCAGAAACGGAATGACATGTTGTCGATGTCGCCTCGTTCCATAGCTGAATGGAGTTCTTGTACCCGAGGGTTCGACAGGGAGAGGTCTGCATCTACTCTGAGTCCGATCTCGTCTTCTTCGAGTTTCAATGTTCCTGATTTGGACCGTGCGAGGGGTACACCTTCATGGTTGATAAGCAAACGCACATCTGCTTTTTCTTTCAACGATTTTGTTGCTGCTCCGCGTGATACTCGTTCGTCGAAACCTGTATTAGATTTTGCGCCGCCACCTATCGGATAATCTACGTCCCAGACGATTGCATATCCTGAGACGGTTACGGTGTTTGTTTCTTCGTTGATGTTGCGTTGTTCCAGTTTTTGGAAGGCGCGTTCTTCGAGTTCTTTAGTCATTTATTGTCCTAGTGGTTCGTCTTGGCCGACTTGTCCAAAGGCATATGGCGGCCATAGTGTTTGATCTCCGTCCGGTATTGGAGGAAGGTCTTCGAATGCTCGGGCTTCGTTTACAGACATGAAGCCTGTGCGTATAGCCGATTGGTAAGAGTTGTATCTGGTTGTAAGGTCGATGGAGAGTGCTGCGTTGCGGTTTAGCTTGGTGTAGTTCTCTGGGTTTATGAGTCCGTTATGGAGTTCTTCCATCCGTACAGCCCATGGGTTAAGGGTGCGTTGGAGGTAAGAGCGAGAGTTGCCTTCTACGGTCGAGTAGGTCATTGATGACCCTGAGTCTGAACCGATCATTTCGGGTGCGATTTTGTACATTCGCGCTATGGATTTGATCGAAGCGTTTTCTGTTTCTAAGTATTGTGCGTCTTGTGGCGAGATTGTGAGTGGCGTATATTTCACGTCGCCTGCGATAACGACGGGTTCGTGTGCTGTCTGTGCTGAGGTAATGA